CCATTGCTTGTGAAGCGTTTATGTTTCCTATGTCTGAGTACATTTGGGACTGAGCGCGGCCACCTGCTGCGATTGAACCACCGACTTGAGTACCCATTTGCTGCCCTGCAGCAGCTTGTCCAGAGGCAGCACCCTGTCCAGAGGCAATCATTCTGTAGAGATTATCTAATTGAGTCTGTCTACGGTTAAAGGCTTCGTTATACTTAGTTGAGGCATAGTCCGTACCATAGCGTTGCATGGCCTTCTGTTGCGGGCCTGATAATTGCATACCTCTTGAAGAGGCGGCGTTCTCTCTTGCCTTCGTTCCCTCATTTAAACCATACTGATAACCGGGGTCTGCATAGAAATCATCGAGGGTGAATCCCTGCTGCATTTCCCGTTCATAGGCTCCAACTGCGCGTACTCCAGCATCAGCATAAGGCTGCTCCAGTGCTTTCTGCTCACCCCATAGCCATTTCTGGAATTCAATGTTCTTTTCAGTCGAAGCTAATGAGGATGCTGCCGCATCTCTTGCGCCTGTTTCTGCGGAGCTAGCAGCTTTTTTACTGCCAAGATAACCAAGCCCTCCTAAAACGGCTGCACCACCAAGCAGAGCAAGGGGTCCAAATGAATAAACCTTTGGCAGCAAAAATCTTAAAGCAGTTTCAAACGTGATCATTTTTGTCTTTCCTCTTTATCATATCTTGATAATTCGCTATTTTTTTCTCGCATTTATCATCCTGCTTAACTAGCCTTTTATCAGTAAAATCTTTTAGATCAGCCAAGGTTATGCTATTTGCAATATATGTACTACCAACCATCAAGTAATGAAGACTATTCATACTTTCGTGTTCTTGATATAAATCACTGTATATGTCTCAAGACCGGGATCACTACCAGATCCCTTGCCGTTGGTAATCTCTATTGAAATCGTATCATCGGCATCAACCCGGCCCTGACCAACATGAAAGCCTGCTGTGAAGGTGGGCTTTATAATCGCCAGAATAATATCGCCTACCTTTAATCCGGTTGCTGTGACTGTGACTTCAACATGATCATTAGCTGATAAGGCGGGAGGGTCCCACGGTATATCTAATCTACGGATATCAAGTACATAGCCCCTGACTAGATCAAACCACCTGTGACCGGCAATACTGGCCTCGACATCGGTTTCATGAAGTTGATGGAGGGGCTTTCTCATGACATTGCCTTGTCGGAAGTCTTGATATTGGCATATCCATCCAGCAGAACAGCGGGAACAGGATCAGATACGACAATCTCATAAACCCTTGATGAATCAGAATGTCCTACCTGTCTCCAACGGAGTTTCTTATTCCTTTCTCCAATCATTCCCATTGACCGTGAATGGTAGTTAGACCATGCTCCGTTCTCGTCCCGCCACCTCAAGTGAAGCTGCGGGTCAGGCGTTGTAGCGTCGCCTACGCCCTCTTTTATGTCTATCCCTACGCCCTGCCAGTCCATGCCCTTTTCCTCGGCGTGGAAGACAACAGAGCGCCTTATGCGGGTGATTAAATCTCCATTATCGGTGTATTCATCATAATCCAGGCAATAGATTCTGCCATTGGTGGGATCACCGACTAAATGCTTATTGTAGATAAAGGTATGACCCGTACTCCTGTGGTAGCCAAGGGTCTTACTTGACCATGTGTGCCACATCTTCTCGGTTGTATCAAAAACCAGTGTCTTCTGTGCTGAGGGGAAGGTAAAGGCCACAAACGTATGCTGATAGGCTTGGTAGGTAAATGAATAACAATCCGACAGATCGTCCATAGCCTCCAGTTCAGCAGCAATCTCTGGGGTTGAGATAATCTTTACCTGAAGACCCTGCACCATGACTATCATGCCGTTGCCTTCTTCGTTCTGAGACACCCAGAAGCCCAGTCCTGCCGTTTCTACGAGGGAATATGGGGCCACTGTACCCCACTCACTGAAACCAGCGGGTATAGGCTCATACGGGAAGTCAGCGGCACCTGAATTATGCCAGCCCTCTGCTGTTGTCGTGCCTACCAGCCAGAGAATTCTATCTACCTTCAAATGTCCCTGTAATTCATCGGGAGAGCGTTCTGCTGTGGCAAAATCAAGTGCGTCTATGTCCGTACCATCGTAGGCTTTTGACTTGGTAAATTGACCCGAACTCGCGGGGTTATTCCAGATAAAGAATCCATCCATGAATTCAACATGGGTAGCACCGTCTGGAAAAGCGTCTGAGCCTATTTCGTATGTATCACCAGATGTCCAGATTGAATCAGCCGTTGTTAGCGTGTCTGAATCGGTAACTGCAGTAATCGTTGATTTTGTACTGTCTGTAGTGTTGTAGACAATCATGCCTACCATGTTATCCGTGAAAGGGGTTAATACAGTATCTTCTAATGTTGTTGTTGCTGTCGCTCCATCTGAAGTACCCGCAGCAAGCTGTGTATTTTGGTGAAATGTCTGGTATTCAGAGTTGTAAATATACCCGTTAGTACCGTCTACAATACATATCTGCTTACCGTTATTAGCGCCGTTATGGTCTAGTTTACAGATGCCTATCGAAGTATTGAGTGTTCCGCGTGAAATACCGTTTCCAGCAGCATCAACCTCGTAGAATTCATTTCCAGAAACAATGAAATAAAGTCCGTTATAGTTAATTTCGCCCCTTATTGGCCCTGTTCCTATGTCGGTAAATAAAGTCTCACCAGGGGTGGGATATAAAGCTAACTTAGATTTTCCGCCCTGTGCTATGTGGGGGAACCAATTTTGCGTAAGCTGACTGCTGTTGTCGTCGTAACGATCGGCTCCTGATGGGCCTAGTAGTTGCAATTTCATCTAAAAGGCACTCCTAAGCGCATCATTAATAGGGCGGGATTTCCCCCGGTTTTAGGGGCATACATCATATTTAGTCTTGCAAAGTTCTTCTTGCCAAGTGTTGCGAGAATAGCCGCCATTGGTGTTATCTTTTCATATGGGTCTTTAAGCTCGTAATCCCTGCCTTTATAGTTTATTTTTGCCTTGTCGTATCCTGTTCTTAATCCTGCCATTCCACCAAGATCCGCATAGTATTCATTACCAAATCTTCTAGCTAGTCCAGCTCCGGCATAAAGTGATGGGTCGCCATAACTATTCTTATAACCACCTGCGGTGAGTATTTTAACCACTTTATCCAACTCTGTTTCACGGGTTATACCAAATCCTATGTTTTCCTCATTATAACGATAATCACTTGGCACGCCCGCTGGTGTACCAAAATGCTTGGAAAGTCCGTTTATATCAAGATAATAAGTCGGATCTGCCATTACATTAAAGGATATTAATAGTAATCATTTATACATAATAGCCAACTAGATAAATAACAAAATTTGTTTTTACGTCAGGAGATATACCGCTATTGTCAAAATCGTACTCAAAATCACCACTAGCATCCAATGTCACTTCATAAAATGTAGAGTCTATTACATCCAAATTAGCCACATTAGTATCTGCACTTAATATAGATATCGTGTTAGATGAACCAACTGGACGTATATTCGCAAATACCGCTGCCGGAGGAGTAGAATCTGCCGCCTCAATTCTACAGTATAATTTAGCCACCTTTGCACCGTCTAAAACCGCCTGATTGTAAGCAGCAGACATATCTAAAGTTTGATATCCAACGACCTCGGCAGACAAGTTAAGTATTAATTCCGGGTCTGTCAGCGTAACCATTCCATAGACTTGAAATGTCTCTACCGTTAAATCTCCAGAATCGCTTTCAATAACAGGTGTATTGATTGTTGGGCTGGTTAATGTCTTATTAGTAAGCGTCTGGGTAGTGTTTAGTGTGGCAAGATCTGAGTTTATAACCTTAATACCGTCAAAATACGCTTTTGACTCCTTATTTGAGCCTCCAGAGGCAATGCCTGCTAGTACAACCTCGCCTTGAGTAGCGCTTGCGTGAGCCGTAATATCTTCTGAATAACTTGTCCATGAGGTCGGCACTGAGCCTGATGCTGGCATAGTAACCGTAGATATACTAAGCAGCACATCTAAATGGTCGTACCAATAAATGCTAAAAGTATTTAAAGTTGTTGCATTAGTGGCATAAAAAGAAAAGAACACAGAGCATATCGTACCCTCAGTAACGGGGAACTTCGCACTTGTCGCTATACCGCCACCACTCCCTGCGCCCGATGTATTAAATTCCAAAGCCGCTACGCCGTCTGTAACGATATCATTGGTTATGGCTATCGCACTTCCAGTATAAGGTGTGATCGTCCAGTTATCGGGCTGTCCATCACTGGTGGAGTCCACCTCAAATGAACCATTCTGAGCCAGATTAAAACCCTGCACCGAAGCCTGAGAGGCATTTGGATCGAGATTTAATGTATCCCTTATCAGCGCGCCTTCAAAAGTTACTTCCCTGATATCAACCTTTACATCGTACCAAATCTCCTTAGTACCATCTTGATTTAAGGTAACGGGGTTGGTTAGTTCAGAGGTTTTTACTTGATCTGAATAAACAGTCGCTAGGGTAGTAAAAAGACCGTCTGCAACATAAACCCCGACAGTTCCATTGGCGTTTATACGGCCAGCTAAGTCTACAGAGATGAAGGCTGGATTTTCTAGGTTAAGTATGGGCATTATTAATATTCTCTGATTTCTGGATAGACGCGAACTGTTCCTGATTCCTGATCGTACCCCTCTGCAAGATCAAGAGCTTCTTTGGCATCCTGTCTCAGGATAGTTCTTTCAGATGCGCTCATAGCACCCATTCTGGAGGATAAGCGATAGGCAAGATTCATGACCAGTGCCTCCATGTTCTCTGGCGGCATGTCGATAGTTTCTGTTAAGTGATCAACATCTTCTATAGTCGCACGATACACCAGCTCTAGCGTATATTCTGAAACCGTAGAAGCATCTGGAGCTTGCCAGATATACAGGGTTCCATTATCTATAGTAGGGTCATAATGATAGTCAATCGGGGGGCCGGGACTGGTCTTGTTTGACAGGGCTTCGTATTCATTCCGTGTTAATTCATTTACATGAACCTCACTACCATCTGAGCGCTTGCGGTTACATTCAAGAATTTCCAGAGGTCTTGGGGCTGATACGTCTGCAGACGTAATATCGTATGTGTTTTCTACAGAAATAGTGAATATTCCTGCATCTAATACTAGGCTCGTTGTTGAGAGAATACTGCTAACTGCCGTTGTATTCCCTGTTGCATTAGTTACAGTATCACCAACCTGTATATTATCTACGGTGAAGTCTGCCGCTGGATCAGATAACAAGTTAGGCGCTACAGGCGTTGTAGTTCCAGCGCTCTTCTGACCAATTGTGTAGATATATTGATTAGCTACAAGAGTAATTGAAAGGGTCTTTCTCTTCCAGATATTCAGCTTTTTCTGAAGGGCTTTCAGCATGAAATTCAATACCCTGAGTGCTGGTACTGAGTCTTCAGGCTCAAGCGGTTCTCCTGCCTGCGCTATACCAACAATCTCAAATGCAGAGGTTATCAGCTCAGTTGCATTGACTGAGTAATTAGTTGAGTTACTTGTGGTCATTTATATTCCAAATGGGATTTGTGATTCTATCTTCCATTCGCTTCCGTCGAATTCAAGAACAGTTCTTGTTGGCGTAGTTATCTCTCCAATATACTTTCTTATCTCGTATGGCTGCGGTGGCGTACCAAAAATACCATCCAATAAGAGTGAATCTACGTCAACTCTTGATAAAACAGTATAACCAATATCAGTTGATGAATTATATGCTGTGTCTACGCCATATATAATGCTCTTACCATCGAATGTTGTATCATTTGAAATGATAAACGCTTCCGGTAAAGAACTGAATGAAAAATCAACATCGGTGAAAGTTGTGGTAACTGCAAATGAATCAACCTCGAATGGGGTATATAAGGCTGCATCAATAAAATCAATAGTGATTGCAAAAGCATCTGCAACCATTACCGTTTCAAGCTGATTTTGTGTAAAAGTTACATCTGTAAACGCAACATCTATCGTAAATGTATCTGCATTTATCGAATAGGCTGTTGTAGGCTCCCACCAATCAGCACCGAAGAATGGATCAGGCCACCAGTTGCCATTAAACCATTTATTAGCAGCTTCAGATGATTTATTAAAAAGAAAATTTACATCTGTAAAGACTGTTTCAACTGTAAATGCTTCAGCGATTACCGTGTCAGAAACGGCTACCAGCTCAAATCCTATTGTTAATATATAATCTGATGTATCAATATCAGTATAGGTGGCGGTCATCACATTATCTAAAATTAGATTATATGAGCCAAATATACTTACTCTATTAACTGTATCTAAAAGTGCAGTATCGCCAACATCTGCCGACCATATACCACTGCTTTCTGAGCCATAAAACGCTATAGCCATATTGCCAGCACTAATGGCGGGGAGCGTTACTGAGCCTGTTTTTGTGGTTATAGTCGTGTTTGTCGTTACGCTTTGAATACTATCAACACTACTAATTCCAACAATTCCTACATTACAATTTCGTTGGGTATCAGGGAAATCAATTACTGTTGTTTCACTTCCGGTAGCTGTAGCAACTCCGTGATAAACACGCATCCCACCCTGCGTATAAATTAATTCAGCACTCGGTATCAGCGTCCATGTAACACCCGTTGTTGTAGGGACACCTAAAGCAAGCGAGCCGTCAGCGCCTATATGCTCACCATTAATAGCAATTAAATACTCAGCGTCTTCTACATAACTAACAGCAACGGTAGTTGTATATTGATCTAAATTGCTAGTCTCTTTATAGGTATCAAGAGTTTCTATGTTGCTGTCTAACAATGCCATTATGGGTACGGCCCGACACCTATGTATGGATTACCATTAGCGTCTGTGTTACTGGGTGTTTCGCTTGTTAGGATAATATCGTCTACATACAACGTCTGTGTTCTAGGTGCGCCGTTGTTCCAATAATTAAGAAGGTACACAAAATCAGAATAATCAGTTGATGCACTTAAAGTGCGAGACTGTAAATCTTCTAATATTAAAATACCATCCTGCCAACATCTATATTCCCCAAATCCTGCAAGGCCAAATTTAACTTGAAACTCAACAGTCATCCATGTGTCACGCGGTATAACCTCACCATTGGTAAATTTGTCATAATTACCACTTGTATAATTATTAGCGGTAAACTCACCTGCTGCGGCTACTTCTGAAGCACAAACAATATACCCGCCCGTTGATCCACCCATGACAAGATTGCCAAGATAACCAACATTACTTGCATTTTCACGGCTTACGTGTATTCGCATGTGCTTCGTACCTTCCGTACAACCGCAACTAAAATCGAAGCCTGCCGGATAGTAGTAATTCATTCTCCACCATACGCTGTCACCTTCGCGTAACACTTGAGGATAATTAAATGAACCACCCCAACCACCGCCAGTAGACCCTTCATCAATGGTACAACTGGCAGATTGACTACCATTTAAAACGGGGGAGTTTGCTATCAGACTCCTGCTTGCTGTGGTATGGAATGCGTCCGGTATTCTTTGAGCAACATCACCGACATTACCTGTCTCAAAATTAGCCCTGATAGTCCATCCTTCACCTTGTACTGGAATATTATAATCAATCGTTTGGTCTGCAAGAGATATAGTACCAATAATACTTTCAATAGCACCAAGAGATTCAGTATAGGTTAACTCGACCAATTCTCCCTCTGCGAAATTATAAGTCATCCTTAATAATAATATTCCATTACCGTTATTAGTGGTGCCGTCGCTTAATATGCCTATAGGAGTGCCATCAACAGTAACAGACATACCATCAGTAAAATCAAGCCCGCTGCCTTCTGTTATTTGTACGCCGGTATTGAGATTTACTGTTAGCTCATTTGTTAAGTCATGCGTAAATATACTCGTAATTACAGGAACAATACCAATACCAGGATCACCAGAACTTCCAGTATTACTACCTGTCCAGCATCCAACGTTTTCACCGATACCCATTAGCCAGAATGTCTCGCCAAGGCGTTGCCACCTGTCGCAATAATCAAGCAGTTCTCATCAAAGTTAGTGCCTGTCAATTCCTTGATATTAAGAATAAGTACCTTCCCTGTTGTCGCTGTACCAGTTGGAGTCCATTCGTAAACGCCTAAACCCACCTCAGCAATCTCAATGAGTGGAACATCGGTAAACGCCGCACCATCTATTGATAACTGTATGTCACCTGTAGAGAAAGGCGCGGCTACCAAGCCTACACCGTTCTTAGTGACCTTGAAATAAATAGGGTCAAGAACTCCATATACCTGAAAATGAATACTCATTTATTCCACCGTACACAAACTAGCGCCAAAGTCGATTGTAAAACTCTCCCCGCTTGATAAAGTAATACTTGAACCTATTGAGTAATATCCAATCAATCCATCATCAGTTGAGTTATAGATAACCGCATAAGCAAATGTCGGCATAGTACCCGTTGCAGTAACAGTCTTATCTACTGCAACAACTGTTATAATACCGGCTGTTTGTGAGGACGTATTTTCAATATCTTCGCCACCTGCTGACCAGTCTGCATTGGCATAACTTATCTCACCTATATCAGCAAACACTGTGTCAGATCCAGGGGTAGGCGCACTAGCTGTAAGCGTTACTTTCAACGCATCACCATCTCCAGCAGCACCATCTAGCCAGCCATCGTGGTTGCCTTGTCGTAACTGTGTTACAAAATCATCATATTTAACTAAAGTTGCCATATTTATTCTCTATACAGTTGTACCGCTGTCTTTTAATGTTGAAGTAATTATTAGCTTATTATCGCTTTCTGCTGTTTTATAAATAGTAATTCTATCGCCGCGTTGAGGCGTTCCTTCCAGTCTAATAACCCTGTCCTCGGTTAATTCAGTATTCCATTCCTGCAATGTGCTGTTTACTCCATAGACAATACGCTTGCCTGCATCACCAACAATCTCGATCACTTCATCGTCAGTGTCAGGGCGCGTCCACTGGACATTCTCATCCTCATCACGGCCTCTCAGAAACTCCTGCGGGTGACGAGGCTCCCAGCAGGAATCGCAGACCATCCATCCCGTCCACTCCTTCCTTAATTGGTTGGCCTTATACTTAAAGCCACACCTGTCGCATATCGCGTTATAGCTTGATGGGTCATAATAATCAGCCCTGCCCATTCCACCACCTGTTACCCTTGCTTGAATTTTCAGTTCCAAACAATAATTGCATATTATCCTCGCAGTGTAGTCCGCATACTGTTTTTCCGCGCAATGGGACAATATGATCTACATGTACATCTTTTCCTGTGCGCTTTTCTTCAATTTTTGCCAGCATGTACCATAGGCTTATATATTCATCATTAGCCCAAGACGGCTTAGCGCTTATCTTCCTTACCCTATAATCTTGCGTTCTTTTTGCATCCTTTTCTAAATTATTTCTTCTCCATTTTTGGCAGCTTATTCGAGATTTTTCAGGATTCTCATCCCTCCTTTTTTTTGCCTGCCCATTAACGCGCTCTTTATTGCTCTGCCGCCATTTCTTTCCGTTAGCCCTAAACGCCACCTTGTTATCTAAATAATATTTTTGTAGCTTTTCTTTATTTCTTTCTCTCCAAAAAGATCCCTCTACATACGAGCATTCCTTGCATTTGTAATCAACACCTAAAGGCTTAGACTTTCTCTTATAGAACTCGGTCAAGAGCTTCTGCATACCGCATCTACAGCATATTTGCTGCCCCTTTTCTCCTAACGCCCTTCTCTCTTCTCTTGATATTTTCATCTATATCGCGTTGTGAGTGCCTAGTTCAAGATGGTCTGCTCTACCCATGTCTGTGTCTCGCTAACCTGGACGCATAGAAATCCATAATCCAGTTTGGTGTATTTAATATACGATTATCAGTTATTTCAAAATCATGCGTATTTCTTTCGGTCAAAACGGGTAAATCAGTTTCCAGCTTATGATTAACCATTTCACTCATTTCATCTATTTGCCTGTTTCTAATCGGCTCATCTATGAACAAATAAAAAGGGTCATATTTATCAACAATATTAATCATATTCTTAAACTGTTGGTCAATAAGACCCTCTCTATTCCGTCTTTTGTGTGATTCGATAATTCTTACTGGATGCCTTAGTGGAACATAACAAGGATGCTTAATTTTGCATATCGTTGCGTCTGTTACATGAAAGCAGACTTTATATAACTTCTCATCACCTATATCTTCATTCCATGATAAGTGATGAAAATCTTTAAATATCTCGTCCTTTATGAGATGGGTTCCAGAGTGCATTATCGAAGGGATACATACAATATCAGCCAACTTTATGTTGACGCTGCGTGTACTAAACCAGCGGTTTCAGTCACCACATTAACTGCGTAGTTCTCAGACATGCCAAGGTTTGCATTAATGAAAAGACCCGTAATAGCCGAAGTCTCAAGTACAGTGGCATGGTTTCTATAACAAGTACCTGAACAACCGGCAGCTAATGACACAGCACCGGCAGCCGCAGCCGTTGAGCTATTGTAGATATTGTTATCATTTATCTGTATGCCTAACGCAGCAGTTGTCACGTTATAAATAGCCGCTGTAGAGAATTCACCCATAATGGTATTATTGGTGATTACTGAGTTATCGGCCAATGTTTCAACACCAGCAGCCGCAACGTCTGTAACTGCTGTTCCAGCAAGTGATACTTCCTGATTAACAGTGTTATTGTTAAAATAGAAACCAGTAGCAGCAGTAGTCGTAACAATGGAAGTTAATAGCGAAGCCGCAGCAACGGTACTACCAAAGTAACAGTTTTCTACCGTGTAATTGGCACCTGAAACAATAACGCCATCAACAACATTAGCGATTGATGATACAAGCCTGATGTTTGACGTTGACATATTACCAGCAGTAACCGTAAGTGTTGACCCAGTAGCGGAGAAAGTAAATGTTGGTGCTAAAGAACCCGCCCCTAAGCCGATAATAGCAACACCAGCTACATTCCATACTTCACCTCCCGCCGTCGCAATGGTTTCAGTGTAACCGGGCATAACCATGATGATGTCACCACGACTTGCAATACATTTTGTTAGCGCACCAGTAATGGATGCAAATGGGCGACGATATGTACCATCATTACCATCGGAACCGCTGATACCTCCTTTAGCAAGTACCGATGAACTGTTCACCCAGAATACTTCACCCGGATGTGCTTGCTGTAGTGGGATTCCACGAATAGTTACACCACTCATGAACCCGTTTGGATAATTAGAAGACATAATTCCCTCCAAAGGAATAAGTCGGTTAGATATGTACTAACCGAACAAGATAAAAAGAAAGGGGCCGAAGCCCCTTCCAAGTGACAGTCTATGCTGTCTTATGCACCAGTTGAAAGGTAGATTCCACGAGGATCTGCCCAACCGAATGACTCACGACCTTCAACCTTGAACTTGGCGTTCGAGGTATCGAAATCGTTATCAGCCGAAATGGAGTCAGCTTCACGTTCAAAGTGAATCATGCCATTCTCGACATCCGTCAACAGATACCATGCGTCGGCATTAGTCAGATAGTGATTGACTGAATAACCATCGGGGATGGTACGTGTGTTAGCAAGTGCGTTGGCATCGTTATCCGCAGTAGCAACACGAAGTGCGCTATTAAGGATACGTTCAGCCTCATACTTGTTAGCCGGTGGGACGATAAGCTTGCGTGGAGTGGCCGCGATCAGAAGACCACGATCATCCATCCAAGCTGCCATGTCAATTTCAGCCTGCTCCAAAGCAGCCTCGGACAAGTCCAAGTGTGCTGTTGGAATGTTAGACCAAGTACCACCCGCTTTATTTGGATGAGAGGCACTACCCAGAACAACACCATCGCCGCCGGTATATCCAGAGGTGGTGGCACGGTTAAGGACGTTAGCCGCTACAGTCTCACGGGTAATTCGCTTTGAACGACCCAGTGCTTTAGCACGGTCTTCAGCGAGTTGCATGTACAGATTGTCAGCGATTGCATTCTTGGTAATGATAAAACCAAGCTTGTAGTTCAGGTTGGTAAACCTGGTAACAAAACCCTGTTGGGCATTATCGTATGGTACGGAGCCACCTTCCGGTACTGCTGCTGCCATACCGAACCATGAAGAACCTACGATTTCTTCATAAGCCCGTTTGGACGTACGAGTTTCGTAAATTTCCTTACACTGCTCAGAACGACGGTTATAGCTTGCGCCATACCATGTTTGTACGCCCGGTTCGAGCGATTTGGCAAAACTGCCAGTATTAATAGGCATAATATTACTCCTATGCTATTGGGGCAGCGTACTGCTTATCGACGAAAGTAACCCAAACACGCTTGTTGGCTACTCCGGTGGCTTGATCATAACTGGGGCCAATTGGAGCCTCAACAACCATTACGTCACCATCATTTGTAAGCGCGTCACCATCAATTTCCATCTGCGAACGTCCAGTAGTGGAATTGCCATCAGTCGCAAGCAAGTCGTAAGCCTCGCCAACTACGATGTCTTCACTGTCATCGAACTGCGCTTCAAAAAGTACATCTGCTGGGGGTACATAGAAAATTCGATAATCTGCTTCAACATCAGCAGAAGTATCAAAAAATCCTTTCTCAAGATTAGCTGGGTCGAATGGAACTTCACCGCCTTCCATAGTTACAGTACCAACACCAACACATACACCAAGACACTCACCCGCTACTGCCATTTGAACAGCAGCACCGGACGAAAGTGAAATCGGGTCGCCAATGAAAATATCGTCAGCACCGGGCAGTATTGCCCTTACCATCGAAGATATTGGTGCGCCCGATAAAGTCTTAACGGCTCTGAACCCGTTAGGACGATCTACGTTAGCCATTTTATTTTCCTCAAAAAAAGTTAGTCTTCAACAGCCTTGGCAAGTGAATTTGTATTCTCAACTTCGCCATAGCGGCCATCATCAGTTTTAAGCTTGCGGAATATATCTCTCTCTGTCTTGTCGATTATTTCTGCTTTTAGCTTTTTGTCTTCTTCGTGGAACTCTCTTGGCTGGCGCATTAATACGCCCTTCTTGCCCGTTCTTTTATCCACTATCACGGAATGGGCTGAACCTGTTTTCACCGCGTTTCCTCCAAGAAACTCAACATCCTGGCTCTGGTCTATTTCATAACCATAGCTTTTCAGTTCTTCTATTCTGCCGCCTTCATCGTTGGCAACGCGATAAACATAATTTTCATGATCAAAATTACCTGAAAGCGCCATTGGTCCCGCAAGCCGACTATTGGCCGAACTCCTGCGTACTCGACCTGACCTGTTAGAAGGATCAGGTTTCTTTGCTGGTCTGCCGCGCTTCTTTGGGGCTACTTTTGTTTCTTCTGTCATCGTCTAATCCTCTAAAATATGTATGCTTTCAGATAATCTTCTTCAGTCATATCTGGTATTGATTCAATTACTTCTCTTGCAACAGCCCGTTGGTCTTCAGGTAAGTCCTGCAGGGTCTTGCTCTTTTTCTGCTTGCTGACCACAGTGCGGTTTTGAGTGCTTGCTACCCGTGTCTGTCGTCTGGGCTTTTCTTGTTCGGGGAATTCCTGCTTAATCCCGTTTAATACGTGATTAAAGGTTTCTTCTGGAGGGGGGAGATGTCCATATCTAGCCTGATACTCTGTAACGTAAGTCACGCCAATCTCATCAGCTCGTGTGGTCATTTCGTAGTCCTTTCGATACCACGTATTTTTCTTTACGAAGTCGGCCTTGGCTTCCGTGTAATCATCGGCTAATTGCTCGTCTTGGTCGTCTTCTTCAGTGACGTTTGATTCAATCTGACTGTCGATCTTTTTCAGTTCTGCTACGTCATCTGAATCCAAGTATTCAGCATTCAATAACTTGTCTTTTGCTGCCTGTAATTCGTTATTAAGTCGTTTCTTGTCATCAAGTGACTTTTGGACAATCTGCTTGCTTTGTTCGGCAAGGGATTGAATCTTTTTGTTCTGTTCGTCGATATCTCCGCGCATCAGGCTTATCTTTTTGAACAGGGGTGCGCGTTCAAGGAACTCTATGGCTGAGATTTTATGCCCAAACTTATCCTCACCATCCTCCTTCCAACCGCGCTTTGCTGCCTCTTCCTTGGCCTGATCTTCAGTTAGTTTATTCGCTAAGGCTATGGGTTGATCGCTGTTTAGGGCTTCGTCAAGATCGAAGGTTTCTTCGACTTCTTCCTCTTGCCCATCTCCTTGAATTGTTTCTTCAACCACTTCTTCAGCTTCTTCGAGGTTACTATCATCCGGTTCTCCGAGTGATTGCTGAATGTTTTGTTCGAGTGCTTCTAAATCTATTGACATCTGTTAATCCTCTAATACACCTAAAATATTCTCATCTGCTAACAAAAAGTAAACTTGGGGCTTGTCATCTACATAATCGTTCTCATCTAGATAGCGGTCTGCTACGTGTCGTTTGAAGTAAACATGGTCGCCTACCTCTGCCCACTTATCGCCACCAAAAGCATCCCACGCGGTCTCACCAGCGGCTACCAGAGTGCCTTTGACCCTGGCTACCTCTTCACGACTTACCTCATCCTTATTGGAATGTACGATAATTCCGCCCTCTGAAACCTTTTCAACGGGGTCTGGTTTGACAAGGACATAATGCCCGCATGGTCTTAGTGGGAGTTTGTCAATCTTCAATAACTTGCTCGGTTGGTTCATCTTCTGTCATTTCCTCTAGTGATAATATTACGTCAGCATAAGCCTGTGCTTTGCCGAGTGCTTCTGAATTCTTCTGAATGGTTTCTTCTACTGATTCGCCGGTAAAGTCTCCGTTTACCCAGTTGTCTTTGAGGTCTTCTAATCTCTCAATCAATTGGGCTTTGTGATACTTACCGGTTCGCTGGTTTAACCAGCCTCTTGCTTGTTCTGGGGTGGGTTCTCTGGGTTCTGTTTTTGGTCTTTGAATAACTATCTTAATAATGATCTCCTAATATTACCCTTAGAAGTAGTAATATTTCTTCGTCGTCTTGTTTTCTTCTGTCTGTTTTCTGGATAATTCCTTCGTATGTTGTGGAGCTTCCGCCGCCTATTTCCTTATCGTACTGAAAGAATATGAAAAATCCTGGACCAACAATATTTCCTTTGCTATTTCCTTCATGCTGATGACAACGCGATAACCCATCAGCAGTAACACACGTTGTATCAGCGGTTATAAACCTCGCATCTGCCGTGGTCATTAATCAACTTCAGTTCCAAGGTCTGTTATGTCGGTATTCAATGCCTGTTCAGCATCTACTTTTAATTGTTCGATAGCGTCCTGTTCTGTCTTAATGTTGTCCATAATGTAATCGTTGATTGCAGCAACCTTTAACACTCGAATAGCAAATTGCTGGGGTGTCTCTCCAGCCTGCTTCTTACGCTGATACCAGATTTCAAAGTACGGTCTTAAATTGACATTAATAGTGATTTCAGTTGTATATGGATTTGCAGAGGGTTCTAGTCTTGGTAATGCCATAATTTATGCCGTTGTTGATAACATGATGTGATACACAGTACCGTTTATGTCAATGGGTATGGTGTTATTGACTGTAGCTGTTGATGCAACAGCGGTAATTCCAGACCCTTCAAGCGTCATATTCGTACCGTCATAGTGCATTCTTACATCCTGGCCTGCACCAAAAGCTATATCTGCTCCTAAATCATCACCATTAAGCAAAATGCCATAAGCATTTGTTGCATCCTGCTTATCTATCCGTATTCCAGTAGCATTTACTGTATTTGAGATACTACCAACATCCTCAACAGTAATGCCTATGGATGTTGTAACGGTACTGCTTGTAGTGGCCTTCACAACAATACCTTGCATATTTGCTACTGTTGCCCCAAAGCCCTGTGCTTTTGGCTCAACAGTCAATCCTGAAAGACCAAGAAGATCAGATGCAGATGATGATGATGCCTGGATTATTGCACCTGATAGTATTCCAAAGTCCAACAAAGAAGGAGTGGCGGTATATAACGCATTAAGCCTGAATGCAGCTAAAGTACCGCCTATAGAGGTCGTACCGCTTAACTCAGGCTCAAATAACTGGGCATTCTTCGCTGCTCCATCATCAGTTATAGTTTCCTTTAGGTGCAGGATCTCATTCGTCTTTATAGACGCACCCGATCCTATTCCTACATGGCCGGTGAATAACTGGTTTGTACCGTCTACCGAACCATCTGCTTGTAAGGCGGTATCAGACGAAAAAGAATATAACTCGGTAAAGTTATCGTTACACTTATCAAAAGCTACGTCTAAAGGATCACCCTGCCCATCGTTCGGGCTTGAACCTATATCTATTACTTGTTTAGCCATCAGCCGTCGGTATGCTCGTACCACGAAGCAGATATATTTACTGCTGTGCTTGTTGCACCAGAGATATTCTCAAAAATGTAACCTGTGTTTGGCGCTAGAATCCATTCTGATACCCCTCTGTTTTCTCCGCCAATTGACCTGCCAGCCCCCATGCCCTCAGACCATATAATAGTTCCACCCGAATAGACTAAAACACCACCTGTTAGATTATCTCCGCCTACTCTTACTGCTTGTGCCGCCGTTACTTTTGCGGAATCACGCCTATGGTTAATGGGAACATATGCAGCACCACCTGATGTAAATGTAATTCCTTCTGTTATTACAATTGTATGCGCCCCACTACCTATGTGGTTCAAAACAAGATGGAGTCTCTTTTGGGGAGAAGTTACTGCAGGCGTGTTTATATATAACTGCACCGTATCAGTATTGGCCGCCGCTCCATCTGAGGCAACCATCGAAAAAGCATCACCCTCATGGATTTCATGGTGGGCAATATCAATAACTAGCGGAGCCTTAAATAACGGATCAAACTCCTGCTCTCTGGTCGAATCGTTTGGGTCTTGCAGAGTAACTGCGCCGCCAATAGGAAGCGGATTTGTAGGACTTACCGGCGTCTGAGAGCCGTCTGATCCATAAGAAATCTTGTATATCGGGTAGTGAACGTCATTAATGTCATCTGTGGCTACATCTAATGCAGAATGATCAGGAGCTGGGTTTACCTTAATATTATCTGCCATTATTCATCGGGTGCTATTGGGTGGATTTCTTCTATTAAGCCTTCTTTATCGCGAGTAACACGGTAGGACAGCATAACAAGCGGTGGATGCTCGAATTCTATTTCCTTGACTGAATCAGTCAATTCCTTGATCGAGGTCTTCAGGCCATCAATATTGGCTGAAATCGTCTTGGTTATCTCTTGAGTATGAGGTTTTAAGTCAAGCGTCTGAGTTTCAAGCTTAATACCTGAAATACTGTTTATCAGCGTATTAAGTGAGGCTTCTATTCTTTGTGCATTCTCATTGAGAGATTTGGATATCTTGTCACCGTCCTCAGAAGGTGGTATCTCAAGCGCGATTTGGGCAATTTCGTCTTTTAACGAAAGTAATAATTTATCAGTCTCGCGTGAAGACTCGGTTATTGAACTGGCTATTCCTTCATTCGACTCTACGACTTCTTTCGTCAGTTTTTCCTGACTAGCAAGTGATTGCCTTTTATTCTCGGACTTTCGTTCTTTTCTTTCCCTTATTTGTTCTTTCTTCTCGTTCCTTGCTTTCGCATAGTCTGGATTGATGACGTTAGGCTTGATTTGGTACATTCTGAGCCTGTGCGTTCTGTGCCTGAGTGGCTTTCATTCTGTCTATGTTGAATTTAGCCATTTCCCTCAAGTTATCCAGCTGTTGTGAGTATTCCTTGTACTGGATACCGGCTTCTTCACCCTCGGCTTTTGCTAAGTTGAGCATCGCTTGAGAAGTGATTAACATCTCGTTATTAATCCAGTCTTGTTCTGCACTCATGACTTTAAGAATCTGGTCTGCTCGCTTGAGGGTCATTTCCTGCTCAAACTTAACAACTTCAAATGGAGGCTGCTGTTCGGGCATTTCCATAATCTGCTCGATTCCTGGCTGTTCCTCGGCCTCCAGAATGCGCTGCATGGCGACTTTCGGATTGACTAGCCCTGTGGGTATCTTCTGCATCAAAGCGTTCGCCTTGGCAAGTTTCTGTTGTTCTGAGGTGTAGTTTGAGTCTGCTGCTGGCTTGATATTTACAGATTGAATATCAAAGTCTACCCTGAACAAGATTTCGCCTATCTTTTCTTTCTCTTCTTCCTTCAGTCCATCAATAACATTCAAATACTGTTGTGGCTGTAAATGAACGGAATCAAGATAGTAAATGCGTTGGAATTCGTTATTTGCTGACCTGTGATTTCGCTTGTAAATACCCGCGAATATCCTTTTCCCTTCTTCCTGAACTGCAATCGTCGTCGTTGCTTTCTGGTTCTGGCCTGGATTCTCACCTACTTGTGAGTCCAAAGTACTCGATATCCGTTGGGCAGCGGTCATCATCATGCCCAAAAGACTAAATAAGACTTGAGAAGGCTGCATTTGGGGGAAATGAACGACATTACGCGCCAAATCCTGTCCAGAAGTCGGTACAGAGGTGTATTCGCCCATCCTTCGCTTAATAACACCGCCCTTTATCTTAATCCCTCTACCTAAAAGACCACCTCCCGTAACTGAAAGGGTTCCGGCATCGTTTAACTGGTTAATGCCCGTATTTATCTGCTTGTTTAGAGGCCCAAGAAGCTGACCGAAGCCCAAATCCATGATTGAGCCATCGGGATTAGGGATAAATCCGTACTTTGTAAAGAACTGCTCTTGATTGACGTTAAGTATTTTCTCATCATCTGCCATAATGTCAGCTTCAGAGTAACCAACAACAATCTTGAGGACGTTTCTGGACTCTTTCTCAACCGTACAGATGTAGGGTTCCATCAAGCCATCGTTATCGAGGTCATACCATGTATGTTGTTCGAGCATGGTATAAGGTGTTGAGTCGTCAATCTCAGATACGTGCTGACTTTCTGGCTTATCTGAATCAGTCTTGGTTGGCTTTCCAAGTTCTACATCAAGATAGAATCCCTGGAGCTGAAGTGATTTCAGCTCATTGGCGGTCATGTCGAAGAAGTGGGTCTTTCTAAATGACTTCTCGATAGACTTCGCATTATTACACATGACGAATTCATTAGGAGAGAGCATTTCGGAGGCATTTCTGTCTAAGCTCTCATCTCTGTAGGTCTTTTTGTACATCTGACCCAGCAAAGGCTGGACAATAAAGCCCCTGTCCATTTCCTCTTCCCATTCTGGGATTCCTTCGAGAAGTTCCCACGACATATACTTGGAAACCCGTATAGCAGAGTTCTGCTTCTCTCCAGTAGGATCGCTTCCGATAATCCTCGACTTCACTATATCTACAGGAGGGATTAAAGCGGGATACATTCTGGAGTTATACTGAATAATCGCCTCAGTTATAACGGGCATCATCACATTAGAAGCATTGGGCCAAGGGAATGACTTCTGTTTGGCGTTCTGAAGGGCTAAGTCCATAGCATCCTTCATCTTCTCTTCCCACGGCGCACGATCACTCCTGTCAGCGTCGTATCCGTCTACGACCTGCCCACCAATCTTCGCTAAAGTGTCCTTATCCAGCGATTCAGCAATATTATCGCTGTCTATGAATTTTATTAAATCACTTAGCATGTGGTTCCTTCGTGGGTTTTTTCTTCTTTTTGAAGTTAATAAGGTCGTAGTTACTGCGGTATTCTTTGGAATTAGGACGGGATTTGATCTTATCGCCGGTTATATCGTTTCTAGCCATATCCCGTTACTGAGTCTTGTGGGCCGTAATCTAAGTCTTCTTCGTATTCGTAGTCTTCAATGTCGGACTCCTTTACAGCATGTCGTACCATTGCACAGATATACCTTATCACCGCTATAAGATCGTCGTCCCTATCAACTATCTTGGCTTTTCCTTCTGCAGTCTTCGTTGTGTGGAAGTTCCTCAATTCCTCCCAGACTTCGGGAAGGGTATTGAAAATCCTTAACCTTCTATCTGCAAAGCGAGAATTCATGTCTACAAGTTGAGGTTCGATCTTAATACCACCCTTACCCTCTGGCTTCTCTGGGTCTGGGTTGGTTACGTGGGTATGGAACATATTCACCCCGTACCTTCGATACTCTTGAGCTACCGTTCCACCACCGGGTACTGTCTTCTCGCCGTCGTGGGGATACATCATCGGTATCCACTGGGGTCTTGAGATTACTCTCGCAGCTACGTCTGGAATCTTGTTAGCAAAGACCTTCAAACAGTCATAGATGTAGATTGTGTCGTTTTCTTCATCATAAGCCGCCCAGCCTGCTGCGCTTGGATGAGACTTCTCAGATATTCCACCAAAGTCTAAAGCGGCGAGTCTCGGCCAGTGATCTGGAATTTCGATAGGCTCACACATCACCTGATCTTTCGGATAACTAAAGATAAGTCCTGACCCCTGCATAGGTTCGCCAAGGACGCGCATCTCGATTTCGTGGTCTAACATACCCTTTAAGGCATCTATGACCTTTTCTTCCGTCAGATGGCCGAGATTGCCTTTAACACCTTTTACCTGCCTGAACTCAAGAACTTTCCCATTCTTCAGTCTAAGGTCGAAAGTCTCACCCGCTGCATCCATCCATGTAGCATGGTGCATTGACCAGTTCTCCATAATAGAGATTAAAACAGCGGTGCGTCCGTTCTCAGGGGTGAAGGTCATGTATATCGAACCGCCATGATCTACGATAGATCGGGTAGCCTGACCCATTATGTCTTCAGGGGGTTCCTCGTCCAGCCAGACGATATCTGAGGGAAAGCCCATCCACGCCTCTTTACCCATATCATAGGCAAGAAGAGTAATTTTGGAATCTCCGTCATAAACACCATCAGTATGGTGCTTTACATAGACGTGGTATTTGGCATCTGGAACGCCAGGCTTTCTTACGGCCTTTCCTATATCTTGTTTTGGAACGAAGCCAGTACCCCACATTCTCTCGTCTGCAGGATCACCAAAGAGTTCTCTCTGAACCAGATCACGGGTCTTTTCGTTGTTCTTACCACCCGCCAGTCCTAATACTGGATGATCATAGCGTCTACCCTCCCACCAGTCGGGGTACTTTCCGGTAAGGTGATAGCCCATCTCAGCACCACCGGATAAAGTCTTTCCAGGGCGATTACCTGCGATATTCCCCCGAAATTTGGAGGTATCGTTATGGAACTTTAATTGAAACGGATAGGGAGAGTAGAATTCTAATCGGTTTTCTTTGGCGTACTTAATCTGCTTCTGCTGGATTTCTATCCTCTCCAGTTTAAGACGCTCTATATCATTCATAGCCTACTGCTTTTTTCAATAGCTGTCGAATCTCCATAACCCCTTGATTATATCCGTTTGTTTCGCAGGTTTTGATTAATCTAAGTAAGGCATCTTCAGGGTTTTCTTTACTGTCTGTTGAGAGGTAGAAGTTAATCTGATCTAAGAGCCTCTCATCTGTGTATTCTGGAATATAGCTCATTTCTTACGGGCAAACTTTCTCGCTACTTTCTTGGACGGGCATTTTTTGCCCATTTTCTTACGGGTCTTGGGATTTAAACAGGCACCCATGAATCTTTGTTGTTTTGCGCTTTTTGCTGGCATTAGCTATAAAACCTTAAATATTTTGGCTTTATTGCCAGCATCAGACCTCTATCCTCCTTCATTGCCTCAATATCCTTAATCGCTTGCTCCAAGGATTTTTCCGTTGCAAAATTAGCTCTGGTCCCACTTTGCGCGATAAAGCCACCTTCTTTAGCAGCATGGACCTCATGATGGGGGAAATCTATAAAGTCATCCTCCTCCTTAATCACTTGAGACTCGGGTATTTTCATACTCCGCTGAGTAGTACCAGTTTCTAAAGGAGGTCTTTGTGCGGCTTTTGCCACTACAGGAGCAGCCATCAGACCCATTAAGCCTTTTATAAAGTTACGTCTTTTCATTAGAGCTTTCTCCCGTCTTTAACCCATTCACCCCTTAGTTCTTCATCTGTCATCTCTCTGGGGTCTTTCCAAGTGAAATCAACATCTTTCAATATAGCAGCATCCCATGCCTTAGCAGCAATGCGCCTATAATGCGGCTCCAGCCATTTCTCACCAAAACCAAATGAATAAGCCTCTTTAAACCAGTCGTCAAATTCTTTACCGGCATCTGACCAAGGCCAATTATCATAATTAGTATATGATGAATAACCTTCACGAAAGCTCATTTCGTCACCTTCTCGATATGGCGTGAGAAGACCCATTTTGCTATATCAATTCTGAGCATCTTCTGTCGCCATGCAAAAAGGCTTGCAAGGTTAAAATATCTGCTTCTGCGTATTTTCTTTATCGCAGATTCTTTGGTATTCTCTGTATCAGTCATCTCCGTACCTCCATACGGTTGTGATTAGGGGGTCTAAACCACCCCCGCATATATTCTTAGCAACGCACACTGCTGAAACGGCATCGCCGGTCTGCTTTCGCAACTTCTTCCCGCCAGTTATCTCCATCAGGGGCATCTACCCTGCCTGCGGCAATGTGCGTTGTTAAAAACACTATTTCAGTTTCTTCTGAATAGCTCTCTTGATTATCTTCATCTTCCTTCCGCCTAAAGCACCACCCAGTTTCTTGGCAGGTATTACTTTACGCTTTCTGACCTTATTACGACCTTTCTTCATATGTCCTCCGATATCAAAGCCATCAGCTTCATCATGGATTGGTCAAATTCATTAAGAGCGTTCTCCAGCTTCTCCTGGTCTATGTCCCTGTCCTTCACAGCTTCCATAATACGCCTCTCGACCTCATTAACGAATACTTGAGCTTCATTACGGTTCATCACAAGCCCTCATTGTGGGCGGTCTGTAAGGCTTTCTGTAGTCTTCACAACACGCGTTCACACACTGTATATCTTCGCTTGAGTATGGGCGCATAGTTGTTTCAGAGAGATAGTACATCCTGATTCCGCACCTACCGCATACATAGGGACTCATGCCATTTATATTTATCTTGCGCTTCGCTTGCTTTCTGCCCTTCTCGTAGCCCTCTATAAAGGCTGGTAGTCCGCCAGTCATAGATATAGCCGCATCAATTTCAGACTTAGGCTTCTTATACCCATATGCCTCTTTGAGATAGAACTCAAACAAATCAGACAGGCGTCTTATTTCCTTTTCAAAATGTTGGATTACTTGTGGCGTTTTTCTTCCTCTGTATTCTTTAGACATTGAGTAACCTCGCGCACAACTGGAGATAAACCAACGCTAACTGAGGTGGTTCGCCCTTCACCCAAACACCGACGGTCTTCTCAGAAACTCCAGCGATACGAGCGAAGTGGGCTTGTGTCCAGCCTAACCTTTTTAGGAGCTTATCCATTGCACCTCTCCCTCACATACTCCTTGATCTCGTCATATCTGTCTTCCTTGGCTAAAGACACAGCATGGTTCATGTCAAACTCTACCACCTTGTCATTCTTGCAGAGAACGTAAACAAATCCGTCAGGCTCTAAAACACAACCCCAACGCTTTGCCCACTGCTCAATACCGGGGCGTAAGGCATACCATAACCGATAGTCAATTGTAGACGGCTCATCCCAATCAACCTTTAAAGGCTTCTCTATATCCTTTAATGGGTCCCTATAAAACCAACAGTTAGGCCAGTACCAACTCATATCTCCAACCCCCGACACCTCAAATCAACCGAAACTTTGAAATTATCACTCGCGTTGGAATAGTCGATAGTTCGCTCCAATTCAGACTGAATCCTAGCAGCAAACTCATTCCTGATATTATCGGCTAACTCTTTCTGAGCCTTCTCAATCGCTTCATTCACGATCCGGTCAAATCCCTTATCAACCAGCATCCTTACCGCAGGACTCAAAGCCTTTGCCAGTAGTTGAGCATTATGCTTTTGCTTGAAAATAGCCATTATGATTCACACAACCTCCCTACAAGCCACCTTGATCTTGTCTGCTAGCCCCTTAAAACCTTCAGCAATCGCTAATAATGTAGGCTTGACCTTTGGATCAATTTCCTTACTTCCCAATAAATGACTGTCTAAAATATTGTCAATCTCCTCATTAAGTGAATACTGGAAAACAACCCCATCCTCACTTGGCCCGAGCCTGAAATGATATTGAATCATCGTAGGCTCACAACCATCACCCCATTCAAAAGGCAAAGATATATAAGAATCTCCATCCCTTAAACAACACTCCATCGCCTCCTGCGCCATCTCTGTAACCAACTTCTCCAATACCTCAGTATTGATCAGATCACAGAAATCTATGTCCTGACCTAACTTCCAATCGCTAATATCTATCTTCCCACTCATATCTCCACCTCCCTCTTTCCCTTCTTGAGATAGTCACCTTCCCTAGATTCCCTTTCAATATTAAGCAACTTCATCAAAGCGTCTACAGTTCTTTCAAGGTCTTTTACCTGAGTAACTAAATCCTTATGCGTCGGATAAGGATTAGAATACCAACTAATCCCGATACCCACATTTTTTGTAATTAGCCATTGGTCTTCCAGTTGCTTGACTAAACGACTGTAATTATCCCCTAACCCAATAACGCCAAGCTCACGTAACTCTTCTCTCAAAGCCTTATCTTTCATCTAATTTCTCCCAATATTCGGTTAACTTCTATACTGCTCACACAGATAGTTAACTCTACATGGAAGTATTAGTCAAGATATATCCTTATTTAGAGGCTATATTAGAGATTGGTTATGAAGGGATAACTCTGAAAAATGTAGGTAGGTGATATCTACATACACCACGCTTTCCCAGGTTTTCCCCCTGCCGGGTGCCTCCCCTGGATTGTCCTAATATACTGATTTGCATAGGATTAAGCATGGATTGTTTCACGTGGAACACGCTGCAGCACTGTTATAATGCTTGGTATGTACTGATATAGGCCATATAACGCTGATA